GTTGGACATTAGGCAAGACCATAGATTGGTCTGTTTGCCCTTGTTCGTGATACGGGCGTAATCCTTGCCCTTGTTCTTCTGGAGTTTGAGCAACCTGCATTTGAGGCTGAGAGGCTTCTTGCTGTTGTTGTACATATTCTTGTACAAGATCTCTACCCTGGTCGTAGGCACGAAATGCTTCTACTATACTACCAGGATAACCTGAAGTTTTAGCTCGAGCTAGTATGTCTTTCCTTATAGCATTGTCCATTAAGACAAGAACTTAAGTTTATATTTAGCAGAGTTGAGAGTTGACTTAATATTATCTAGGTCGTTAACGATCTCAGAGAATTCACATCCATCTTGAACTCTGTTAATTTTAGCATGAAGCTCTTCTATGTAGCTAATGGCTTCTTTAACAGTAAACATTGCTGGGGCACATACACTTGGGGGCATATCTACAGGGTACTTTGGGATTTCCCCAGTTGCCCCTTGATAGCCTTCTGCAATAGTATCTGCATGATCTGGTAATGCATCGTATAATTCATTAAGGGCTTTGTGGGCTGCAAATGAGCCTGGGCCTATGAGGGTTAAGTGAAGCACGTGGAATTTAAGTGCTGCGTCCATTAACTCTACAACCAATCCTGGAATAGAGTTTTTCTTTTCTTTTACTTTATCTAAATAGCCCATTACTCAATCATATTATTATTTTGTTCCTGCTGTCTAATTTGATAGTCTTGTTCTCCTTGCTGAGCTTTAAGTCCAAGCTCTTGCTCCTTTAAAGATATCTCTCTTTGCTTAATTTCAAAGTCATTGAGCATTTTCTCTAAAGTTGCACTGGATTTTTTATCATTGGACTCAGCTGCAATAAGAGCAGTTTCAACTTGAACCTGTCTATCCTTTTCTTTATCCAATGCCTGCATTTGAAGCTCTTGCTGTTTAAACTGCATTTCTTGCTGAGCTTGTTCTTGTTGAGCTTGCTCTTGAGCTTTTCTCAACTCCTCAGCCTGCTTCTCAGCTTGTTGAATTTTATCTTTAATTTGAGCAAGGCTATCACTTTCGTAGATAGCAATAGCAGCAGAAAGTGGGAGACCGTTTTGAACAGCAGCTTGTGCAAGTCCTTCAATCTTTTGTCTTTTTTCTGCATCTTTACCTGCATCAGAAACAAATACTCCGTATTCTGCCTCCATGTGTGTAAGTGGATCAACATCAAGTTCATCCATAGTACCATCAGGCATTACGTACATGGCCTTCTTTCCATTGAGCCAAGCCTCTTTTGAGTAATCCAAAAGTCCTTGCAACTCTCTTCTTTCGTAGTGAGCAAATTTTCTAAAGATATCCTCTGTAATGTGAGAAGACTGCACAATGCTCTGCTGAGACGTAGCTTTTCCTTCATAAGAACTCATTTGGCCCTGTCTCTGCCTAGTCACTCCACTAACTTTCTCCCATTCGATCATTATAGACTCTAGCAAGGTAAGATATTGAGATATTGTCTTAATAGACATATCTAATACTGACTGATGCTGAGGAGATAACTGAATTCCTTCTTTGTTGTAATCTACCCAAGCTATACCTGTACCCTCTACAAAATACATAAACTTATCCATGTCCCAGTTTTTAGGGATCATGTTAATGTCGAACTGAGCAATGATATCCTTGCTTCGTGCAATAGCTAGTTCAAGACGGTATTTGTAAATATTGTAATTGAGCTGATAAGCTATTCCTAAGCTTACCAAAGAAATACTCTGAGAGTTAATATCTGAGTATTTTCTTCCATTGATTGGAAGTTTACATCTTGAAGGGTTATCTAGACTGTTACGTTGGTTCTTGTATGGTCTCATATTGACAAAGAATCTTCTGTCAATTCTGGTTCCTTCCCACACTTCGTTTACCCACTCCCACTCCATTTTAGCCCCAAGTTCTTTGAGCTCTTGAGGTAATTTATACCCCTCTTCTACATCGAACATTTCAGTATTCCCCGTATTTGGATCGTCATAACTAACAAATCCAATACGTTTTCTACTTTTCCAGTAAACTGTTATTATCTCAATTAACCTATTACGGTATACGTTATCATCTGCTCCACTAGCTTCGGCTCTATATAAAAGGTAAGCTTCAGCTGAAGTGTGAGTTGGGGATTCTAACTCAAGAACCTGTTCATCAGATAGGTATTCCCCAAATATGTCAATGATGGTAGATGCGTGAGAATATTTTCTAATGATGGCCCAATCGGCATCCTCAACAAAATCGATATCAGGATCTTTGTCATAATCAATATCTAATGGATTAACTACTTCGTAAAATACCTCATCTCGTCTTACCCCTTTATGTGAATAGCACTCCCCTGTAACCAGGAAGTGGAAAAATAGCTTTTGAAACTTATCATAAACTTCATTGTAGTACATGATATAGTTTATGGCCGCTTGACCTACAATTGCTCTATGGTCTACATAACTTCTTTGAAATTCATCTGCAACCTGCTTTGGAAGAGGCGGCTCTTCTTGAGCATTTTCATCTAGCTGTCCTGCTTTTGCAAGCTCACTCAAGAATCTAGCTTTAACATTCATCAGTAGAATATTCTTTAAAGCTTCTTCTTTGATACTAATTGCATCAGCATTTTGCACAGTAACTGTGTACTCGAGAGGACGTTTAGACTTCTCCCCAAGCAACAGATCGATGATCGGCTTAATGATCGGGTAGTTACGGAGCTTCGAAGGAAAGTGGCTTCGGGTTTTGCCATAAGGTTTAAGGACATAGTTGTAGTCCTCCTCGTCGATTACCCCGTTATAGTAATCATACAGAGACTTTAAGTAACTGCGTCTCTCACTAATACCAAACTTAGACAGGTTGATAAAGGCATTGACACAGTCTTCTTTCCACTTGTCATCTTTCTGAGAGAAGGGGATTCGTTGCTTGGGGATTGTAGCTTGTCCGAACATTAATACAAAAGTAGGTTTGTTTTACAGCGGGTCTTTAAAATAAGTGGATTTGTTTAATCCTTTATTATATCACACTCTTACTTATACATCTTATCGAACCAGTCGTTGCTTGAGTTATCAGAATCATTGAAGCTTAACTCCTTGTTATACAGCTCTCTAGTGTGGTACATTCCCACCATCAGTGCCATAACACGGTCAAAGTTACCCTTCCTGTTAAACTTAATTAACTCTTGCAGTAAAGCAAGGTCGTAAATCTTTTGCAAGTTAAGGGTAATATTGCCTTCTTCGTCAGCTCCTCTCCCAGAAATTAACCAGTCTCTGATATAAAGTTCTCCTTGGGATTTTCTTTGATCAGTCATGTGCATACCAAACTGACGTTTAACATTCTTACTTCGGAGCTCTTTTTTATCTAACATTTCGAATTCCTCTTGCAAGAGATGCATTTTTCTAAACCTTTTAGCATAGGCAATTACTTCTCCTCGGTCATTCTCGAATCCTATCTTAGCATTGTAATATTCTGCTAGCATAAATAAAGTTCTGTTGTACTCATCCTGAGTTTGTGGACGACCAACGTAAGATGCAACTATTATATCATCTGGTTTTGACATGTTATTGGGAACTTTGATAACATAAGCTGCCCCAAGAGAACTGGAGCTCTCAGCTTTCCCTTGTGCATACGGGTCATGGCAGATGATATACATGTTCTTTGGTGTTACCTCCTCTACCTCTGTTTTAAATGGAGGCTCGTACAATACTACAGCTCCAGTTAAATTATCATCCTTTCTGTGAGGAAACTTAGATATTGCTCTGAGATTACTGTTAGGGGTAAAGTCTGCCTTCCCTTTAGTGTTGTAATACATCTCCCCTACCACACCAATCGTATCCAAGTTGCCAGATATGACTCTGTTGTACTGTTCTTTTAATGAGTTAACGTCAAAGGTATTTGCTGTAACTTGCAAGGTTGCTTCCTGAGGAGTAAAGGGATGTTCAGCTATATACTGATCGTAAGACTTTGGGTCATTCCCTTTCTTCTTTTTCTCTCTTTGTTCTTCTTCGTACTCAACTGCCTCATTAACCATGCTGTTTCCATTCTCATCTATGACTCCATCTAGGTTTTTGTAGATCGGGACGAAGTATCCACAGATTGTTCCCATAGCCCCAGCATCCCAGTCGTTCTCAAACCCTAAACAGTTGTAAGCCTCAGGGTGATAAAAGAGTTCTTCCAGTCCTTCGAATCCAGGACCTTCTTCTCCACCAGTTCCAAAGGCAATCATGGTACCTAACGTCTTAGAACCCTGTCTCATTGTAGGCATAGCTACCTCCCAAGCTTTAAGCAACCCTGAGAATGAACCTGACTCCTCAAAGAATATTAATTCCCCTGCTTTACCACGTATTTTGTCTGGATCATCCTTTAGAGACACCCCAATTATCTGTGACTTAAACCCTAGGGTCACGTCAGCCCCATTTACGTTCTTCTTATATCCTGATTGCTTGTGCATTTCACGGTCAATGAGACGAGGTTGTGTCCAAGCTGTGTTGTCGTCTATAAAAGATATGATATCCCAAGCTTTAGATAGCATTCCATCACCAGTTAGGTACTGCTTATCCGATGCAAACACAAAGTTCTTACTGTTTCTAAGGTGAAAGTAGTTCCTACATAGCATAGCTGCAGCCTTGTAAGAAAAACCCTTACGTCTAGCCTTAAGTACAACCATGTGTTTGTTCTCTCTTCTGGCCTTATCTACAGCATTAAAGTACTCAAAATCCCCATCATAAAAGGCTGGAAATGTCCTATCTCTTCGTGATATTATCTCCCCATCTGGCTGTTCTTCATCGATAATTCTATCAATAGGGCAGTAATTAAGGTAGAAATAGTGGAATCCTGATATCTTAACCCCATTTATCTCATGCCCGTGCATGCACCTGAACTGCTCTCTGTCCCAATAATCGTAGTATTGCTTGGTTCCAGGTAGGGCATCAGTATAGTGCCCATATTCAATATAGTGCTTAGCAACCTGTGAGAATAAGTGAGTATCCTTCAGCATTATTCACTGTATTTGTTGGTCTTAACACCTGCTCTGTTAGGATTATCCTTAGCCTGCTGCTTTTGTACTAGCTCTTCTAGTCTATCTAAGCCTTCGATTACTTCCCCAATCTTAGATAGGTTAGCAACAAGGTCTTTTGCCTGGTAGAGAAGCTTACCGTTCTCATCCATAGCTGTAAGATCGATGTCTTTGAAGTACTTCTCTAGCTTATTAACTGCAGATCTAGCAGACTTAAGTAGTTTGATAGCATGTGTATCGGACAACTCCCTGTACTTATTCAATCCTGCATGTAAGTTAGGGGTTGACTTGACCTTTAAATCCTCTAATAACTTATCTTTTCTTTCGGGCTCGTCATAAGCTGCATAACTGGACCTGTGATCTGCAAAGAAGTAGATAAATGCTAACTCTTTAGTAGTTAACTTCTCGAATTCTGGGATAGTCAGAGCATACGGGGATGGTATAACTACATTATTATTTACTGTTAGCAAGTCTTTCATTTTTCCGTCTAGTTTTCTCGTTTAGATGGGCTATTCTTTCTGATTTAGCTGAGAATGCCCCAAAATATGGGAGTCTGATTGTAGCAAACCCCCCTTCTTTCATGATTTTAGCTACATACTTAAACTGATAGTAGATAATCTCCTCTACTTTTTGTAGTGGGAGGTTATGTTTAGTAGCTAACTTCTGAATGATTATTTTTTCTTTATTCATTTCCGAAGATTAATCGGTTTTCCCGACTTTCCTACTGAGACAGGCTTCCATCTAGAGGGTTCATCAGGACATTTGGCTGTTTGCCAGCTAGCTTTCTGCTCAATGTAACATCC